TCGAAGAGTTTAATTTGCTCGTTCTCCAGTACCGCGGATCGACCGCTCACGGGACCAACGGCACTCCGATCGTTAGAACAACGCAGGAAGAAACTAACAAGATTCGTCTTACGTTCAACACGGGGCCGCAGTATATCTCCGACCCCGACGGCGACCCCACGGTCGGCGCGAATATCGCGATACACGTCGCGATTCGCGAGACGGGAACCTCCACCTACAGCAACGGGTTTCGGATTTTCCACACGAACGACGCTGGCAGCATCACCGAAGGCAGCGCCGACGCGTTCACTTTCTCCGGCGAGGGCTCCGAGACCTCTACGAAGCGCGTAACGCTCCCCGGAAGCAAAACTCAACTGAAGACGCGAGCTTTCCAGATAGTGCCGGACGATGCGTCGCCGTCGAGCGGTAATCAGTACGACGTGAAGGTCGGCGTCGAGAACTGGGTCTGGACGAAAGGAAAAATCGTTCACGCAGATGTTCGATGGGTCGGGCTCGAATCATCGCTCGCGCCTGGTGCGATAGATGAGACGGGACTCGCAGAGATCCAGCTACGACTAAAATCCTCCGACACGTTCGACGGCGTACTCGATACGATTACCTGCGAGGCCCAGAGCCTCTTGGGCTACTACGACGGGAGCGAGTGGGTTGACCCGACGGCCTCGATGACCCGCGACCAGCTCGACCAGTTCGTTGCGATTTCGTCTAACCCGGCGTGGCAAGTCGCGGACGTGATGCGTGGCAACGGCGCGGCGAAGCCGGTCGCAGATTCGTTCGTTGACGGCGACTCGCTGAAGGCGTTCGCCGACTGGTGCGACGCCCCCTACACGGGAAAGACCGCCACGACGCGCCGCAATGTTGACGACAACACCCAGACGAACTACCCGGCGACCGCGACGGCCATCGACCTCGCGTGGGACACGTTCCTAACGACTCGCGACGACCTGACGATGACCGAGAAAATCCCCGCGACCGCGAGCGCTTACACGAGCGAATTTTGGCTGAGCGAACTTGACTCTCCGGCGACGGATTTCGACAACGGCCAACACCTACACGTTACGCTCCGCCGACCGATTGCCGAGGCGTCGGCCTGGTCGAGTTCCGACTGGAGCTACAAGGCGGAAATCGTCGGCGGCACGACCGGGCAAGTGACCGCGACGAACTCCGGCGACCCGCTCACCGCTGGCGAGTGGGTGACTCTCCACTGGGACTTCAGCAGCTTCGCTGGTGTAACGACGGCGAACGCTTGCACGATAAAAATCTACGGGCTCACCGACCAGTCTGCTCTCGGCCCGTTCGCTGAGATCACGAGCGGCTGGACAGGACATACAACCGCGCAGATCAGCCGAATCTGGGTGGACGATTCGGCGACCGGCAACGGGACAGCGGTGTACGACCACAAAACCTACGAGAGGGGGCGCGTGGAAGACCCGGCGATTTCGGGCGGTTCAGAGCCTACCGGATGGAGTCACCAGCTCGATCACGCATCGTCTCCGCTAGCTGCCTCCGCGCACGTTCAGCAGCTCCCGAGCGACGCGGCGACGTTCGTATACAACGGCCTTCGGACGCATCGCGTCCAGTTCGTCCCCGACGGTGGAACGACGACGGACACGGCAAAGGCGACCGGCTCCTACGTAACGCATTCGGAAAACGGACCGGGATACCGACTCACGCTCGACACTGCGACCACGGCCGACATCTCGGTGCCGACAACGGTATATGAGTTGTTCGTAGACAAAAAGTGCAACGCCGTCGTCGATTACCAGACGACGAGCGGCGAACTCATGGAGCAGTTCGCGGCGGTCGGTTGGGGCTCCGTCCGATACGAAGACGGAAAGCTCGGAATCACCATCGACAAACCTCGCAAGAGTTCTACGGGTGTGGTCGAGACGCCTGCCACTTTAATCACTCCGCGGAACGTCAAGGCCGGCTCGGTTTCGGGAGTGAGGTTTTACCCAGAGATCGCTCACGCGACCCGCGTGAATTTCGCGAACGACTCGGGGGACTCCGAGGAGCGAATCGTCTACCGACCCGGCTACGGGAAGGACGCCGCCGACAGCGTTACCGAGGCGACGGTTTTCGACGTTCACGACACCTGGGGGATCACCGACGCCGACCAGGCTTTCCAGCACGCGAAATTCAACATTGTCGCGAGAGACCAAAGGTCGGAGATCGTAACCGCCGAAATGGACATCGAGAACTTTTTCGTCCAACGCGGCGACGTGGTCGAGTTCGGCCACGACGTGCCGATGCTCGGGACAGCCTACGGGCGACTCACCGCGACGACCGAGGCGGGTGGCAATCTGGCGACGATCACGCTCGACGAAACGATGACGCTGGAGTACGGGAAAAGCTATGGCGTCCGCATACGGCAGGCCGACGGCAGTTTTACTAACACAGGCGTCTCGAACACGTCGACGGAAGGCAGCCCGGTCGAGACGAAGACCTTGACCGTGACCGGCACCGTCGCCTCGGCCGACGCCCCGGTGGCTGGCGACCTCGTCGTCTTCGGGGAACTCGGTGTCGAAACCTCTCGGATGATCGTCGTCGCCGTCGAGCCGACCGACGAACTCTCCGCGAAATTCGCGATGGTCCCAGAAGCTCCCGAAATTTGGGACGCGCTCCGCGAGGGGACCAACACGATGCCCGCCTACTCTGCGGGGGCGTCTTTCACCGCAGAAACAAAGCCGAACCCCCCCCGCATCCTCGGGTGGTTGTTCGGTCCCGACTATATCGAGCTTTTCGTCGCCCCGGCTGCGGGGTCTCAGGTCATCACCCGCGACATCGAAGGCGCGTGGCTGGAACTCGGCCTCTCAGGCTCCGAGCGAACGGGCTGGAGCGAATCGACACGAGTGCGAGCGAGCGGAGCCACGTCGATCAAATTCGACTGGCCGCGAGGCTCGAACGCCGCCTCGCGGAACGACCGAAATTTCCGCTTCCGCGCCGTGCGGGCCGACTCGCCCGTGGTTTCGTCGTGGGTTCAAACCGACGCTATCGCGCCGGACAGCGACGACGTGTTCGAGCCTAAAAACGTCCGAGTGTCACACGTTGCGGTATCAGCTAAAGACAGCGACCTGGTCGCGAGTTGGGAAGTCAATGTCGGCGACGGCATTGGCGACGCGCTTACTGTGAGCGAGAAGGGCAACCGGAGCGCGGTGATGGGAACGCTCGGCGAAGACCCGCTCGGGAGCCAGCCCAGCGCTGCGGACGATTTCGTTAAGAGCTTCCGCGTCGCGGTGACCCGGGTCACCTCTGGCTACGACATTGCGCCGGACGGCGGCGCTAGTCGGAACTCCGACGAGGTCGCCTCCGTTGTGGCTCGGGAGGTTTCGACGAACTCTCCCGCGACGACATTTACCTACACGCTCGCGATGAACGCGGAGGATCACGGCGGCGCGGCGGTTCGCGGGCCATTCGAGGTGCGCGTGCGACCCATCGTCGCAGGTGTGATTCAATCGGCGGCTAACCAGTCGGACTGGGCGATCTCTTCGGTGTCAGCGCCGCCGCCCGGTCCAGCGCCCACGATCACCCGCTCGGAGCATATTGATGGAATGCTCGTAGAGTTCCCCGGAAACCACATCCGCGACCATTCGAGCATCACCGGGGTGATCGTTTGGGCATTGCAGGAATACGTCGAACTGCCGGGCGGCGAGACCGTGGGCTACCTGCCGCGCTCCGCGATGTTCTCACCGACTACGGCCGAGGTCGTTTACGCCGGGCCGATCTCGGCCGGGTACGGGCTCAGTATCCCGCTCACCGAGCGCGGCACCTATCGACTACGATACGCGTACACCGACGGGGCATGGACTGGCGAGCGATCCGCGGCCGGTACGAACCTCGACATCAGCGACGAGCAAACTTTCTTTTTCATGCCGTCCCGCACCCCGGTAATCGCGGACGGCGACACGTCGAACCTCATCGCAGACCCAAACTTCTCGCTGGCCGGGGAGCAAGACGAGTTGGGTTCCGGCCCCGCGTCGGTTTTTCAATACGTTTCGCTCGGGTCGGACGTACAGCACACAAGCGGCGACGGGACGGTCGACACTTCAGTGCCAACCTACGGCGGTTGGGAGGTTGTCGAGGCCGAGAACTCTGTCACGCCTCAATCCGGTAAGTATATGCTTAGGCATCACTCGGCGGGCGCGGTGGCTCCGCCGCTCGCTCACGCGCCGGCCTACGCGATCTTCCCCCGCTGGCCTGGTCATCTGATGGGTGAGGATTTCGATTTTGAAGACGAGTTTTCGGGGAGCGCTGGCGGCGGCGGGATTCCGGTGGTGCCGGGCGAAAAATATTACTACAGCTTCGACGCATACCGAACCGCAGACAGTGACCCCGCTCCTGCGGCGTCGGACCACCACGTGTTCGTCACCAACATCTACTACTACGACCGCGAGGGTCGTTTGCTCACGGAGTACGAAATCGACGGTGGAGCGGTTGATACGGTCGGCTCCGGCGGTTTGTACGAGGGCTCGGAGGACGCCGATGTCACCGCCCTTACCAACAACTGGCCCGCCGGGTCTTGGAAGCGTTTCGAAGGTTGGTATCAGGTTCCGCGAACGCACGAGGGCATCGCGTGCTGCACGTTTTTTAGCTATCTGGTCGCGTACATCGGCGGGGGCACCAGCGTGACGGACTCGACCCCCGACACGATGGTTCTTACGATTAGGCTTTCGAGCCTAGAAAAATACGCGACATCCGCGGACAACGGCGGCGACGGTGCGCCGATCTATTTCGACAACTTCGTGTTGCGTCGAATGGCCTCGACCGAACTCATCGCGGAGGATGCGGTGACGAATCGCGTGACCGACGTCACGACGGGAACGTCGGCCGCGCTCGTTATCGAGTACAAGCAGAACGACCTCGCGCTGACCAACCCGGACACCTTCACGAGACCGGCCGAGATTACGTGGGCGGGCGAGTTTTATCGCGGCAGCAACCTATCGACGAATACGGATTTTAGTCTCTACTTTCGAGTGCAGAGCTACCGTTCGACGGCTGACGGCGGCGCGGCAACTACGACCGCCGTTGCGTGGGGCGCCTACACCAGCACGCTGTCTGTCGTGGACGCGACTGGGTTTGATCCTGGCGACACGGTGCTGGTGGCGATCCACCCGACTAACGGGCAGATGACGATGGGGTGGGTGGTTTCGTCGACGGACACGGTGAGCAGTCCGAACACTATAACCTTTACCGCGAGTACCTTCTGGGGTTCGGCTGTTGGCTCTGACGTGTTGAAGATTGATGAGGAAATATTCGCGCCCTACAAGCGCGTGCCCGCGAACTACACGACGGGGACGAACGCTCGGCAGACTTTCTCTTTTAGCGCTGTTACCGAGCAGGCGCCGGGCACGGTGAACTACCATTTTTCGCACTGGAACAACGGGAACAACCTCTGGCAAAACACGACGATTGCTTCTGGATGCCTGTACGATATAAAACTGGTGAAGAAGTGACCGAAGCAGGCGAGTTGTGGCTCGCGAAAGAGCAGCGCCGCGGTGACCTGTTTTCAAAATACAGCGACGCGATTGCGTCCGGTTTCAGTGTGGGCGGCGTCGTCGTCCAGCTCGACAACGAAGCGATGCTTCGGATGGCGACGGTTCTGGCGGAACTCCGGGCAGGAGTTTCTAACGCGCACGGCGGCTTCTGGATCTCCGCGGACAATTCTCGTATCGAGTTGGACGACGACGAAGCGGCCGAAACTTTGGTCGCTGCGGTAGCTGCCCGGCTGGCGCTCGACCAGTGGTATCTTGCAGCCCGCGACGCGATTGCGAAAGCGACTACCGAGGACGAGGTTCTCGGGATAGACATCGAAATCGGAGGACAGTAATGGCTCAAGTGACCGGCGGCCTCGTCCGCGCAGAAAACGGTTCCGCGACGGTGTCCCACATTTGGGAGGCAATTCTGTCCGGTGTCTCGGGTGCATTCGCCGCCGACGAGGTCATCGAATGGGACGGCGGCTCGGCTTCCACTGGCGGCGACGGCGTCGTGACCTCGTGGAACTCTGGCACGGCGACCCTGCGGTTCTACCGCACGGCCGGTGCAGTTCCGACGGTCGCGGAGGCGATCAGCACCGGGACAGCAAGTGGCACCATCGCTAGCTTCCTCGGCACCTCGCCGCCGAACTGGTCAACCGACGCGACGGTGACGTCCGGCGCGACGAAGATCGTCGTGTTCGGCGATTCCGCCACCGGAAACTACACGCTCGCAGCGAGCGGCCACGCCGCCGATACGTTCGCGATGACGGCGAACTTCACGGGCACAACCGCGAACGAAATAGGCTATGGCATTCACGCGGATTTCACGCCGAACATCTCGCTGCCAACGGTGGAGTATGGCGACGTGAACGCCGTCGGGCTTGTCACCAAAGCGTTCACCGAGATCGACCGCCGTATCTACTTTCGCGGAGCGATGCTCTCGATGACGGGCGACCAAGCCATCAGCGCGACGACGAATACGGTTGTCGATCTAGAGACGGTCGCCTACGACCAGGGCGGCTGGATCGCGACCGTCGCCGACGGGTTCTTCACCGTGCCAAGCGGCGTGGCGAAA